ATTTTATAAAAATATAAAAGAAAAAAGACAAGGTGGTCAAACCTGGTTCAAGAAGATTATCTCTCCTCGAATCCCTTGTGGCTTCGTTGGCCATTGGTGTTCGTTCTCTTTTTCGCTTCGTGCGTATGGAAGTATTCCTAGCTCGAGTAATCTAACATACTCTGGGAATTCTCCGTTCTTCATCTGGTCAAGAATCGATGTGATTCCTGCCTTTTGCATCCATCTCCAAGCTTTGATGTCCATCGCGATGTTTCTGTCGACGACGATCTTGGTATAGATATCTTTACATAGGTTGTAGAATTGTGGGCTACATCCTAGTGATGAGTAAGCAAGTCCGAGAGCTGAGGCGGCTAGCCTTCCGAAGTCTTGTGGGCGTTCGGGATAGAAAAGATGGCTTAGTAAGTCTTCATCTTCTCGAAAAGGTCTTCCGTTCTTATGGTGGTATCCTAGAACGTAAAGGCTGTTCGGGTGTGAACCTATCTTAGTCTTGTCGGTGCTTAATTTTGCATTAAAATACATTTTTCCTTTTTCTGACATCATATCAAGGAAGTTTCTGCCGTGAAAGTAGAAGCTTTGTTCAGGAAAAGCGATAATTGAATCGTCTCCTTGAAATCTTGATTTGAAATAGTCTCCTTCGATGTTGATTCCGAGGGAAGAAAGGATCGTGTAAGTCATGATCATATTACAGAAAGAATCCATTAACTGCGTTTGTTGGTATCCTGATCCAAATCCGTTGTGGTTCCATTTCCAGAGTTCTCCGTTTGGTAGTTCGATTGGCGTTCGTTTGATCGAGTTCGTCATCCAGCTCCAAAGGTTTTCAATCTTGGTTGGGTCAACTTGTGGGTTAGGGTATCGCGTTGTGGGCTCATAGCTTGTGAAATCGAAGTAATCGCGCCAAATGGTGTGTACGTCATCGATTAACTCGTGAAGTAACCTTTTGTCGAATTGGCTCCAATCGGTTGAGATATAAGTTTTCGCGTTTGCAGTGTGAAATTCATTCAATAATTTGTTCCATCCTCCGCGGCCGATTTCTCGTCCCCAGAAGAGCCTGCCAGAATCTGTGTTCTGATAGGTTGCCTGTAGTGGCCAGATAAACATAAGTTCGGCATGAAGTAGAAGCTTTGGGGCTCCAAAAACTGCTCTAACTTTGTCAGGCTGGTCTTCACCTACAACATGTGTTCTTAAATGTAATTTAAGACGTTCATAAGGAATTGGTTTGTCGTCAATCCAAAATGGTTTTTCATGGTGCTTGATTTGGTGAATAAGTGTTCGATTATAATCGAAGACTTCGTTGTACAAATTGTGATAAGATATGGCTCCATCTTTGATTAGATTGAGTTGCTGTTTCCATCTTAAATAAGCAGGAACTGTTACGCCATTATCCCACTTTTTGAGGTGGTTAGTGGTTTCGGTTCTTGGTTTACCTGTTTCCAAATCTACGTCTCGTCCTCTCGGATGAAATTTAAAATTGGGGTTAGTCCAAGGTAGTTCCGCAGACACATTAAGTGTGGCTGGGTATGCTCTGAGGTCAGGGAAAGAGACAGGGTGTAGTTTCCTGTTTGGTTTCATCTGTTCCTTAACTACTCTGAGTGCTCGAAGATAGTGATTATCTCTCACGATGTGATGTCTT